ACATATTTCCCAACTAACTTCTGAAAATAACGTCATGGGGTTAATAACTAATGACGATGTTAATAAAACAATTGACACAATCGAGAAAAATTTATCTGGTGATAAATCTATAAAAAATATCATCCATGATTCATACAATAAAGCTGTTGGATTATACCTAAATAATAATGTAACTATTCCTATATATCCTCAAAGTATAAAAACTGATATACCATCTATAAGTCTAGAATCTATAGAACCTGTCGATATAAAGCTTATTGAGGAAACATATAATTTAATTAATAAGCATCTTGAGCCAGGTAAATTATTAGAAATAATAGACTATTTTAAGTCAGAAGAAAATAATTATGTTATCGCTAACACAGGAAACTACATAAAAGTAATTTCAATACCTGAAGAAAAACTTAATAGTTCTATTGTAAAGACAGATTATTTCAAATTAGACAATGAATTATATGACTACAAGGAATCCATTAAAAAAAGTATTTATAAACCGCCTATTCAAATTTACCAGTTGATTAAAATTATTCAAGATATAAAAGGGATTAAATTGTTACACCTTTTAATAAATATAGGAAGATATGCTTATGCTGTTATATTAGAAAATAGTTTGGGTCATAAATTAATTGTTCCTATCCAACGTATTACATTAAAACAATTTGAAGTTTTAAAAACAGAGATATTATCAGATAAAAGCTATACTGATTCAGATTTAATAATTAAAAATATTAAGAGCTTAACCAATATTGAAGAATTTGAGATCGATATTGGTTTACAAAGTTATATGGACAGTATTGTCCAATTTTCAAGATTATCTTACTATAAGATTCCATGCTTACCCGCCAGAGCATTATTTGGGGATGACCTTAATGAAAAAAAATATGAGTCATTAATTTTAGAAACAGGTTTAAATGTAGAGCTTAACAAATCTGTTAAATTTAATATATGGAGTAAAGATTCAAAATTTAAATTTATTATTGACAATCTTATAGATACACCAGTTGTTGACAGACTTTTTTTTAATGTAAATCCTAATATTCCGTCAGAACTTATCAATGATCGTATTGTTAATAACATTAGAATTAACTATATTTCGTCGTTGTATCAAATTATTAAAAGTAAAATTTATGAAATATTTCAATCAGACAAATTTATTGATATAAAGGATTTCATTCAAAGTGTAATTAAAAATCCAGTTATAAAAAATAATTATAAGAAAATTCTTATTAGACCTATTATGAAATTAATATTTAGTATTTTGGTAAAAGAGGTTGAAGACGATATAACTAATTTTAAAGATATAAATAATAAAATAAAATGTGCGGATAACAGCTGTGATAACTTATTTTGTGTAAATGAAAAGTCTAATATAGAAAGTATTTATAAGTCGTTATTAGATCAAGATATACTAAAATTAGGTGTATTATCTATTGATAAAACGGAACTTTCTGATGTAGACGAGTCTCAAATTAGTGATATTACTAGTAAAGTAAATCCCGATTTATTAAAAAGATTATTTAGTTCTTACAGAGATTGTATAATAATTTTTGAAGGTATGGATAAATTGTGTAAAATAAAAGTAAATACGGCTACACTGGCTGATGTGTTTCAATTTGGTAAAATGAAAAACAAAATTTTGAATGAAATGATATTTAATAAGTATAGAAGCTATGAACTATTTAATTACATTAACAAAGACATATCTAATGAAGAACTTGTGGCAAATAGTGACTCTGAATTTTTATTTGCCAGCTCTGAGTATACTATGTCTACTCTAAATCAATTGTATATGAAAAGTCTGAACAAATACTATTACAATAATCTTCCATTTGATAAATCAATCCAACGAATAAGTAGCATACAAATTGATAAACTAAAAGATTTCATAATTAAAAGTTGTAAATTAAATGATGAGTTTAATATGTATGAAGTTGATACACTCAAATGTGCTTTAGAACCTATTAAAAATAAAAATAAGGGTATAGATAAATCACTTCAAGAATATTTATCGGAAAAAGAAATTTCAGATTTATCTGAATTTATTAATAAGTTATAGAACATTATAAGTGCGTTTAATTTATAATGATTTAAAGAAAAGTCTTTCTATATATTCTATATGAGCCAGGTTGAAGTTAGCCAGCCACCACTTTCCCCACATTTTATTAATACAAGTGAATTTGATGAAAATCTAGATAACTATAAATTTGTTATTAGAACAGTGCAGGCAAGCGCATTTAGAACTCTTGTAGAAGCATTAAAGGAAATATTAACTGATGTAAATATTGAAATAGATAAGACCGGTATGAAAATTATTGCTATGGATGCTTCTCATGTAGCACTTATCCACATGAAACTTACAGCAGAAAATTTCGAAAAATACCATTGTAATAAGGAAATTGTTTGTGGTATTTCTATGATGAGATTATTTAAACTTCTCAAAACAATGTCTCCCAATGATACTCTTACATTTTATGTAGAAGAAGATGAACCTAATATTTTAAAAATACAAATCGATACAGGTGAAAAAAATCTAAAACACACTTTTGAGCTTAAACTGATGGACTTATTTATTGAAAAGGTAGAAGTTCCACCTGTTGAATTTGCGTCAGTTCTAAGACTTCCTTCCGGCGATTTTCAGAAGTTATGTCGAGATATGAATCAATTGGCTGATGATATTGAAATTAAATCAAGCGGAAGTGAACTAATGTTTAGTATTAACAATGATTGGGTTACTCAGCAAACAATTATCAGGGAATCTAATGGTGGTTCAGGAATGAGTTATATTCAAAATTTATCACCCGACGAAGTTATTCAGGGAGTATTTAGTTTAAGATATTTGGTTTTATTCAGTAAATGTACTAACTTATGTCAAAATATTGAAATATACATAAAAAATGATTATCCTATTATTATTCGTTATAGTGTAGCTAATTTAGGAGAAGTTAAATTTTGTCTTGCTCCTAAAAACAACGATGACTAAACCGGGACGGACTCCAGCCTAAAACTTTTATTTTTTTGTTCACAACTTTTTTTCAACATTTGGACAAATATGAATGTTCCTGCTATAGAATAACATGGAACAAACCAATCTTTACACTTGTTCTTTATAACCTCGTTGTCATTTTGTGCATACTCAATACTAAATATTATAGCAATCAACAGGCAAATAAATACTATAGCACAACATGATGCTTCTTGTTGTTCTTCAATAGTTCTGACGGGCATTCAATGGGATTTAAATTTTATAAAATAAAAATTGTTTTATCAAATTTAAAAATTGTAAATACTGCTAATATCAAACATTGATTTAATTGTGAATTTCATATATTGGATTTCTCTTCCTATTAATTCAATGGATATAATTTTACAGTTAATCTCTCTACATATTTTAGCTATTAGTTTAGTATATAATTTATGATATTTATTGCTTACACCTAAAATCACACCATTATCTTTTACTCCTATTAAATAATAGGATATTCCATTACCTTCTATTAATCTAAATTTCATTTGTGTAGCATATTTTTTAATTTTAGTATCAGTCATACTTTGTAATCTCTCTTTATATTCAATTGGTCCAAGATCGTTTTCCTGACATAGTCTTGGCATGTAATATAATATAATGAGTGAACTTTAAGTATAGACTTTATATTAACCTAAAACTATGTCATGATTTTAATATACATGTCTGCTTTAAATCGTCTAAAAAAAGAATATCAAGAAATTACAAAAAATCCACCTTGTAATTGTAATGCTAAACCAGAGGATGATAATATTTATCACTGGACAGCCCAAATATTTGGCCCCTCAGAAACTCCCTACGAAGGAGGAGTATTTCAACTTAATATAGTATATCCTACTAATTATCCTTTTAAACCACCTAAAATAAATTTTTTAACAAAAGTATATCACCCAAATATTGATTCTGCCGGTAATATATGTCTCGATATTTTAAAAGATAAATGGAGCCCAGCACTAACAATAAGTAAAATATTACTATCAATATGTTCTTTGCTAAATGAACCTAATCCTGATGATCCATTAATGCCAGATATAGCCAAGGAATATACAGAAAAAAAAGACGTATATGAAGTAAATGCTAAAACTTGGACACAGGTGTATGCAATCTAATTAATTATTCTTATTATATATAATAAGATTAATATAGTTAATGGCCTATTGGTAAATTTATAAATAAGTAGGTTTATTAAAATCTCCCAAGTTTAACTTTTCCATTATTATTTTTTTTGGTAGGTTTTTTAGATGTGCTATATTTTTGTTGTTTAGTAGTATCTCTTTCAATATTTTTAACGTGACTGGAGTATTTAACTTGTTCCATATCTAAAAAAGACAGTTTTTCTGATAATAACTTAATATCTTCTTTTTTATAATTATTATTCCATATTTTTATAATACAAAAATTCTTTTTAGGTGAGATAGATATTCCATTAACTTGTAGTGATTCCATAGTATTACAACAAATACATTCTCCGACCGTAAAACTACATAATTTAAACCATACATTTTGAGCTTCGTCTTTATCAATCTTGAATGACCAATAACCGCCATCTTTATTATTAACATCTTCCCATTGAGGATAAATAACTTTACCTGAATCTAACTTTCTCATAAGGAAAAACATACCCTCTGATACCAAGGGCAGGCATTTATCCCAACTATTTTTTAAAACAAGATAGTCTTCGAGAGAATGCAGTTCCAATATATCCTTATAACTGTCTTTATTCCAGGATTTATCAGATGGATTATGGTACCATACAACCCATTTAGAGTTAAGACGGTGATTGTTTATAAGTGTTTCATCACTCTCACTGTGTTGTTGTTGTCCCTCCATTATTATAATCTAATAATATAAATAATTCTTTAAATAATTATTTAAATTAAATACAATAAAGCTAATTTTCCAATAAGTTATGTTCTTCTCCATCAGATGTCATAATATTAAATTGTCTTACATCGTGTGATGAAAATCTATTTTTGATATATAATCTTAAATTATCTTTAGTGGTTGTCACTACCGTATCTTCATAGAAATCTCCCAAAGGCCCGCATATTTTTTGTGTTTCTTCGTGATAATCAATTGTACGGGCTACTTGACTTGGATCACTAATACTACCAAGCACCAGTTCAGCACTAATAATATCATCTTTTGTTGATTTTAGTAATTTAAGAGAAGTAGTTTCTTGTTTTTGATCAATATAATTAATTGTGTAAGGCTGTGTAGTAAATTTATCTTCATCGCAAATAATTTTGTAGTCAGAACCCCTGAATTTATAATCATAAATTACAACTTTTTTGTTATCTCTGTCTTTGTCTAAAATAATTTCTTTGGAAATTTCTTTATATGAATTATAATTGAAATCATTCTTCAAATACCAATCTTTTCCATTAAGATAAACTCCGTTGACAAACACAAGAATATTGTAAAAGTTGCGCCAGATTAAAGCCATCATAAATACAAAAAATAAAAAACCTAACATATATAAGTTATATTAAAACCTTGTTTTTAAATAAATTTTACAAATTTGATATTTATTTAAATAATAATTATCATTATAAATTACTAACATGACACTGTGTTTCGAAAAACTAGACGAACAGGAACTTAATGTAGCACTTCGCGACCTTTCATCTCATGAAAATCTTGATGTAAAAGAACTATTTGCTAATTATAAAAAAGAAGAGAGTGAAAGAAAGAAAAAGAAAAAAACCAAAGCCGATATGATTAAAGCGGAAAATAGTAAAAGGCTCTCGAATGTTGAAAAAGAAAGGGATGTTGAACGTCTTGAATACTTTGATGAGCTATCTAACATAGACTCAGGAACATTAGACGAAATTATGCACTTTAAAACTCGATATGGAAAAGATAGAATGAAAATGAAGCTCTTGGATATTGCTTTTGGTAAAAATAAACGAAGCTATATGATTAATCTCTATTTACAATTGCTTGCCGATAAATATGAATCAAAGAGAGAGACAAAGCTTATGAAAAAAGTAACCAAAGAAATGGATAGAATCGACTATAAAAGAATGCAATTCGAGACTCTTTCTAATGAATTATCTCCTCTTGACTTTTATAATGAACATAAAAAGGAGCTTGATACTTGGCAAATTGATGTATTGAAAAATATTGATAAGGGTAAATCTACACTCGTATGTGCTCCTACCTCCTGTGGTAAAACATGGCTATCAATTTATCCAGGAATTACAGGAAAAAAGGTATTATTCGTAGTCCCTACGCCTGCACTAGTCTATCAAGTATCTGCTCTTTTTGTAAAGTTTGGTGCTTCTGTTAGTATTATTACGGCCGATTTTACTTATAGTAATGCTAATGATAATGTATTTGTAGGCACACCTAAAGACATTGAAGATAAATTACCGGGAATCGGCTTGGTCTTTGATATTGTAATTTATGACGAAATTCACAATCTATCGAATTCTATTTTCGGAAATCATTATGAAAGACTAGTCAAAATTCTTAAAAATACTCAATTCTTGGCTCTTTCAGCCACTATCGGCAATCCTAATAAATTACGTAAATGGTTTGAAGAGGTTAGCGATAGACCAGTTTCATTGATTACATACACGACCAGATTTTTAAACCTTCAAAGACATCTTTTCATGAATAATTCATTGACAAAAATTCATCCTATTTCTTGCCTTACAAATGATGATATTACTTCAGATTTCCTACTTAAAAATCTTCCTATGACTCCATATGATTGTGTGGTTCTATACGATGCTCTTCAAAAAAAATTTAAAGGAGGACTAAAAAAACTCGATATTAAAGATGTATTTGTAGAAGATAATAAGCGTTTGTCTTTGGATGATGCCAGAAAATATGAGACTCTTTTGAAAGAAGAGTTGATTAGACTTAAATCTGAACACCCATCTAAAATAGAGGAACTTCTAAATGATTATGCTATTGAAGGTTATTCAATTACTGAATCAATTAATTTGTATAGTCTATTTAAGGAAATTAAAAATAAAAATCTGACACCATGTATTGTATTCCAACAAAATACTGTATACTGTAAAGAAATATTCACAAAGCTTGTAGGTTATCTTGAAAAACTTGAAACACTTAATTATCCATATCATTATGAAAATCTTGAATACGCGGAGGAATGCTATCGTGATGCTATCAGTGAAAAAGCAAAATATAAAAGTAGTATTAAGTTTGACTCAGATTTTGTAGGTAACAAAGCTCATGCTATTGAAGATATGCTTACTAAAAAATGGGAAGCATTAACTACAGAGTTTCTCAAAAAGTGGGAGAAAAATTATAAACGACAATGTAATCAGGTAAGGAAGAGCACCGATGCTAATGAAAAGGTAAAACAGGTTCAATTAAAAAATCTGCTTAGTGAATACAATAAATTTACACAGAATATTTCTCTTAAACATGTAGATGTATTTCAAAAGCATTCAGATTTCTGTCTTAACACGTCAAGTCCTATGACAGCAAATAATATTCGTGATATTAGGAATACAATTCGTAAGAAACTAAGTATATCTGTTGCTTACACAAATGTTTTTATGCAAGGTCTCAAGAGAGGTATTGGTATTTACACGACTGATATGCCACCTATTTATAACATGATCGTTCAGCAATTGGCTCAAACAGGAACTCTTGGGTATGTTATTGCTGATGTAAGTCTTGCCCTGGGAATTAACATGCCTTTTAGGTCATCCTGTATTCTTGGTTATAAAGATTCGACTGGTTTTCAAATTGATAACTATCTTCAAATGATTGGAAGAAGCGGGAGGCGTGGTATGGATCGTGAAGGACATATCATTTATGCTAATGTTAATTGGACAGGATTGATGAAAGGTGAGTTGGGAGAAATTGAATCACCATACAAAAATATTGACAATTACAGTATTTTGGGAAAATTAAATGAGGATTTTAAAGATATCACCCAAGCAGTATATAGTAATATTCTAGATTCTGATAAAGATAAAGTTATTAAAAAAGAGGACCATTATTATGATAGTTATACCCAGAATATTCTTCTTTGGAAAATGAGAGATTATAATGAAAAAACCATTAATTTTATTAATAATCTTATGAAACTTGAAATGTCTTGTAAAATTGAGATAAATTCAGATTCAAGGCTTAAATTATCCAAATATTTGGTTACATCATTTATGTGCCAAGAAGAAGATAAGTTTATGATCTATGTAAAAGGTATTCTTAAATTTAATAAATTGCCTAACGATGATTACGAATGCTTGAAGACGTTTCAAAAGTATCTGCTCTTAATCAAAAATATTCATAATGTATTGGAAGGTGACGAGGATGATTATTACAAATTTACATGTATTCATCTTAAAGACCTTTTTAACACATATAAAAATATTATTCTTCAAGCAAATATTCTTAATTAGCTTTATTAAACATAGTTAACTATAAATTTTTTTTGTAATAATATTATATATGCTTACTATTGTAGTTGTATCAGTAGCTCTTATTATATTAGTAATAGCACTTTTAACTAATAAACCACCAGTCGGGCTAAATACTATAGCAGGGAAAAGAAATTCTATTGGATTTGAACCTAATGTATTTCAAGAAAGAAAAATGTATAATAAAGCGGTTTATGAAAAATTTAGTAATAGAAATAGTTTACACACATTAATAAATGGACAAATTTATACACCTCAAGGAACATCAGTACCGTTCGAAACTGGAAAAATTCCAAATAAAATTAATACTAATAATATATCTGTAAATGGGCGTAAAGATGGTCCCAAAAGTATGTTTATGTTTGCTTACAATAAATATAGTCCAGCTTGCTGTCCTAGCACTTATAGCACAAGCAAAGGATGTATATGTATGACAGATGACCAGAAAAAATTCATTAATAATAGAGGTAATATAACACGCGGAAATATTGCGTCAATACGGTAAACATACAGAATAATATACAATATTATATAAATAAATAAAAAAAATATATATAATATTATACATGTACGAAAAAATACAACATCCAAAAACAGGAAAATGGTATAGTTCTTCTGGTTCTGTAGGTTCTAAACTTATACAACAGTACGCTAATAAACTTAAACAAGTGGGTAGCGGTTCTGTAAACCACCTCGCAAGACGTAAGGTATCAGTGTCAGATAAGATTAGTAATAGTGCACCTAATGGTTACTTATCAAAACTAAGCGGTGGCATGATGAATCCGTCGGGTGACAAGATAATACGGGAAGGTCAAGTTAGAAGACAGCGCACTCTAGAACGTCGTGCCCAAATCAAAGGTTTAACTGACATGATTAATGGTGAAATAAAAAACCGTAAGGACGAAATCATCCGGGGTAACAGTTCCCTAGCCAATGGTTACAGAGATACAATT